TTTGCAGACACCTCGGAACCACCTCTCGTTTAGAGAAGTGTGCGATGGTTTGTTGGAATCACTGACCCGGGGAGTTCCCGGGAGGCCCCGACAACGGTGGGATAAGGGCAGTAAGAGCTTAGTCTCTTACGTGCCCACCCTACCGGTGCCGGGGAGTAGTACATGGTTGTCAACAAAATTACTATTAACAACGAACAATTCGGCTATTTCTAAATTACTTTTTACAGCAATAAAGGAGTTAGCGAACGGTAATGTAACTACTTCAGTGACAAAAGAAAATGTTGGTACATGGCTTCACAAGAACATGAAGCGTGGAAAGATGGGACCCCAGGCGCGGGTCGAGGAGGAGAAAGGTATTGATACCTTCATTTCTTCGTTAGCGCCTGGGCTCACATTTTTCATGTGCGAAGATCGTTTTCTTTTTAGAGTACTTAGATTCTGTTCGTCTGAGATTGCAGTCCTCACGGATGTGATCCCTGACTTCCATCATCGTTTTAATTTTTCGGATCAATGTAAGTTGTTCCTAAACACCGTGAAATTCCCTAATGAGAGCCTAGAGAAGTTCCTCAAATATCACACCGCTTGCCCGCAGGCCGCTTTAATGCAACAAGAGTTACCTCCTAAACCCCCGGGTTTTCCAGGTCATTACTTGATATGGACAGGCAATGTGAAACAATTTTTGAAGAACATTTTCAATAGGCGTAACTTTGAATCTGAGAATTGCATTAGCAATAGACTGGCTTTCGGTCTTTTACAAGCAGTCAAACGGGGCTGTGCCCCTGTCCCTGACTCCTTTTTAGAGGCCGAGCTTATTAGCCATGTCAAAGCTATGGTTACACCGCCCACCCATGAAGGGCATTGGGAGACTATTTTGGACCCTAATAATACTGATGATTTTGAACCTTTTTCGTCTAGAGGTGTACCTTTACTTGATACAAGAAAATACATTCGTGTTTTCGTTGATCCTGTTAAAGATACATTCTCTTCGACATGTAAGGCTATCATGCGTAATACTAGGAGACCATATAGACCCAAACCCTTCGAACCATCTCACAACTCCTGCTTTGAGAAGGTTAGGAAGGATGGTGGAGCTTACATGCAATTAGTTCATGAATTAAAGTTACCTCTAGTTGAATCTGAAGAGATTTATGCTAAGGGGAAAATAGTGAAGAATCTGAGTTTTCAGCTTCCTGACATACAAGATGCTATTCAGATCTGTAGAGACCGTTATTTGGAAAAGAATGCGGATGCGGAAATTATGAGAGAATTGATGAAGTTCGGCAAGAAATTCAAGGATTATAAAAAACTTGATAAGCATGCTGAAGATAAATCTCTTCTCGAAGAAGTTCCAGAATCCTGGTTAGACAATGAAATCGTTAGAACCACACCGAAAACTGCAGTTGTTCCTTTATCGGAACCCCTGAAAGTTCGGGTGATCACTAAGGGTGAATGTCTACCTGCGTACGTTTCCAAGTCTCTCCAGAAGTCTATGAAGTCATATATCGATAGATTTCCATCACTCGTTCTAACAACTCGTCCTTTGAAACAGGATGATTTTAGAAACGTGTGGAAACTCGAGAAAGACCTTGAGACAAAATTCGATATTAAACTCGAATTTACTGAACATGTATCTGGTGATTACAAGGCTGCTACGGATAAATTGAATATTGGTTTAACAAAATTAATATTCGAAGAGTTCTTAGAAGCTTTGAATGTCCCTATGGAAGATCGTGATGTTTATAGAGAAGTGCTTTATGCACAACGCCTATTTTATCCGAAAACCCAGTCAGAATTCTTGGCCAACCACCCTGAAACAAGTAAGTATAACGTCCCTGGTATCGGGGTTACATCGTGTGGAAATAAATTTGAAGCCTTCACAGTCATTCAACAGAATGGCCAATTGATGGGTTCAATTTTATCTTTTCCAGTACTATGTATTGCTAACCTTATTTGTTACAAGTGTGCTTTGGATGAATATATTAATCTCAACAGAAAGAAGGGTCAGCCTAAAAGACATGTTAATGTCTTCGACTTACCTGTTTTGGTTAACGGTGATGACATATACTTTAGATCAAATCCTATATTTTATAAGATTTGGATGAAGTATATTGAAATTGCCGGTTTCCAACTTTCAGTTGGGAAAAATTATGTTCACAAGAAGATCTTCACTATTAATTCACAGTGTTTTACTTACATCGAGTCTACTGATACGATTCGTGAAACTACTTTCTTGAACGTTGGCCTACTTATCGGCCAGTCCAAGTCTGGTATTGTTGGAGAGAAACTCCCCACCTGGGATTTATATAATAAGGTCACCTCTGGTGCCTATAATAAAGTCCAGGCTCACAATCGTTTCCTTTATTATCATAAGGACAGTATTGCTCAGATTTCGAAAAATGGTAATTATAATTTGTTTCTTCCTAAGATCTTAGGCGGTCTTGGATTTGTAAGGCCTTCACCGGAGATTCCTGTGGAGATTACTGCTTTCCAGAGACAACTTGCGACTTATTTTCATAACAAAATTTCTTTAGCTTATCATAAGCCCACATTAGCATGTGATCTTAAGTTAAGCCAAGCTGTTTTGATCGATGAACATAGTCCCATTGCCTATGATCCTTATCAAGGTGAACCAGTTCTGCAATTTATTAAGAAAGGCGAAGAAATGCCTGTCGGTTTTAATTACCCTAATAAATTGGATAAGCCAGAACATTTAATGATTCACCATACCGAAGACCATTTCGAACCCAAACTTAAATTCCGTTCCATTGCGTCTAGTGTCCTCCGAGATTTTAGGAAATCGGATGCCATTAAATACAAAGGAAAAGAATGTTGGTTTGGTTTTGAAAAGTCCGTTACCGGTAACTACCCCTTTGAGGTTGTCCAAAGTGAGGAGTTTGATAAGGAGTCTTTCGAAGAGAATATGCGGAATTTGATTGTTAAAGGAGTATTGGAAGACATCTTAGATAGTCATTTCGGTCCAGCCTCGGAAGAGACTGTACTGGATTGGTTAACTGAGATGCAGGGGAGATCAGAAGATCTCGGGCCACAGGTAGAAAGAGATGACGTCATAGTGACGGATCCTCTTACTACCTTTTGAGTTTATATTCAGAAATGAGTAACCCCAACGCCTCCCCCCGCCAAAACTTCTCGAAAGCAACACAGAA